TTGCATTTATATATAAAGTGTTATATAATATGATAAAACAATTTATATAAGGAGGTTTTACAGATGGCAAGAACAGCAGATTACACACGCAAAGCAATTAACAATTACCGTAGTAAATTTGATCTTGTCCAAATCAGATTACCAAAAGGCACAAAGGACAGAGCGGCAGAATCAGACATAAATATAAATGATATAGCTGTATCGGCTGTATTGGCTTATTTAGACGCTTTGGATAACAAGTCGGAGAATTTGCCGCAAGAGCAGAAAAATATTGCAGAAAAGGCAAATACAGAGCGCACAGAGGTAGAAGAGAAAGTTGCATTGATGCAAGCAAATGAAAGATTGCATCAGCTCCAGGAGCAAAGGAGAGCAGAACGGAAAGCATCGGAACAACCGCAAGTTGTGGACGCTGAGGAATTTTTGAAAAATATCAATAAATAATTGCAATAATCTATTGACATGTTATATAACATGATATATAATCAAGATACAAACAAACGAAAGGAGCGAACGAAATGACAGGAACACCGGAGCAGATCACAGCAAAGAAAGCCGCCCGGATCGTATCGACTTGTAGAGCGTTTTTTCCGTGGTATGAACCGCAGATAAAAGACAAATTCGAGCGGCAAGCGTGGGAAGAGTTAAAAGCCAAAGTTATCCCAGAGGTGGAAAGCTACACAGATGCGGCGAAACTGATAGCGGATCGGCAGAAATTCGCAGACAAAACGTTGCTGCAAAAAATATTTATCAGGGCGTGCTGTCTGCGGTCACGGGATCCAGAATATCACAGAAATTTAGTCCAAAAAAAGAAGCAATTAGAAGACGAGCGATGGAACCGATTACAAGACAGACGGAAAAGATACGGTGCATATTGTTAAAAATGAAAGGTTAAAAGGTGGAGAGCATGAGAAAAACAGTAGTAAATGAGTATGGAGTAAACATTGATTATGATTTGGCGGTATCTTTTATGGATGACGATTTAAGAGAGCAAATACATGGAGCATTAGCACCTTGTACAGACCAAGAATTTTTTGACGAGTATGCAAAACGGCATGAGCAAAAATTTAATGAGGTTTGGGAGCTGGCAAAAGAAAACCCTTGTTATTAAATATTCAGCGGAGCCGAAAAGCTCCGCTTTTTTGCATTGGAGTAAAAAGATGAAAGATAATATACTACCAAGAATCTGCAGAACGTGCGGAACCAGCTTTTTAGGTGGCCCAAGGGCGTTTTACTGCCCGGAATGCAGAGAGGAGCGTAAAAAAGATCAAATCAAAAGATATAAAGAGCGCATCAAGCACGGGTCTACAACTCCGCTTGGGTCTATTATACAGTGCGAGTCTTGCGGATGCGATATAATTAAGCGCAGCGGCTTGCAAAGATTTTGCAAAAAATGTGCTAAAAAGCATTTAAAAATAATTGACAATAAACAGTCTTTAGTCTGGAATAAAAATAATCAAGTAAAAGTAAAAAAATCAAAAAAATTATACAACGATAAAAAGCAAGCAAACGGAATACATAAAAATAGCGGCATCCCTGGTGTTAATTGGGACACTGTAAAAAATAAATGGATTGCTTGCGTATCTGTTAATCACAGGCAAATTAAAATTGTGACTACGTCAAATATAAATGTCGCAAAATCAGCAAGGGAGGAAGCGCAGAAGGCAAAAGAAACCGGATTATTAACAGATGATTTTATAAACAAATTAAAATCAAAATATCGTAATCTATAAGCAGGTGTAACAGCCTGCTTTTCTTGATCTATTTTCACTGCGACATTTTAACGTGCTAAATTTTGTAGACAAATTGTAGACATTTTGTAGACGCAGATTAAATAAAAGGAGATTAGATAAAATAAAGGTTAGATAAAATAAAAGTAAATAAATGCAAAAAGACATTGTATAACCAAGTATATATAAATACTAGAGCTGACCATTTGCCACCATATACTCATCTGCAAAAATTACCTGTCTGTCTGTCAAATAACACAATTTATCAAATTTGACCGGATGATATTTTTTAAGCACATGATTTTTATGTGCTCAAGATCACCGGCAGACATACCACAATAACAAATCGTCAAATGCGTAAAAGGTTGTTGTAGATTTATAAATAGCACTTATGGTATGATAAAAGCAGTTAGGGAGCCGACGTTAATACGGTGTGAGTGACAGCGGTACAAATCCAACCCCCTCTCTGGATATGCAGCCGCCTAGATTGCAACCAAGACCACCGGAGCCGACAGACCGGAAACGACAAGAAGTCACTAGCTTGTTACTTTTGTAAATTTATGTTTTTACATGATCTGTGGAGGAGATTAAAAGACATAGGTTTATTGAGTGATGCTTAGTGATTTTTTTATTGCAGATTTTCAGGAGGAGCAGAAATGGAAAAAGTCGAAAACACAGAAACATCCCAGGTGTATGAAAATGACATGGAATTATACCTATCCCAGTTCTGCAAGGATCAGAAAATCGAGGATATTAGACAAGAGTCTCAAAGCGTCTGGAATGCTGCTCTTATGTATATTAAACGCCATGCATTTAATGAGCCTGATTGTCTTAAGTCTAAATCCCTTGTAAATACTACTGGATCATTTACAGGTGGTGTAAGTAATTATAACGCTTATAACTATGATTTAGTTAACCGTATATGTGATTATTATATATATATATGTATGATGTATGACAAAGAGGTATCAGCTATAGGGTTTAGCCTATTAACAGGTATAGACAGATATACAATAGCTACTTGGAGGGACGAGGGGACAAAATTAAGTCCATCGTGTTCTGACATCGGCAAAAAGATTTCAGATTTCCGGGAAGAGTCTTTAAGCGCAAAGTTAGCCACAGCAAAGCGCAACCCTGTAGGGATACTGGCAATACTTAACCGCCATTACGGTTGGAACCTTCCTGGCGTGTCCAGAGAGCAGCAGAACCACAAGCAAGCCTTAACTGCTTCGGATTTGCCACAGTTAGGCGGTATAAATGGACAAAATACATCAATGTTGACCGATTCCGGAGCGTATGACGATAGCAACGTAGATGCAAATGAGTAGCAACAACATTGGAAACGTGCAGAAATACTGGATAGTTAAGGATGTATCAATAAAGACTGCGCGAAGCGCGAATTTTGCGCATAGTTGAAATATGTTGGTGATGATGGGGGAGGGGGTTTATAGAAATTCGGAAACCAGCCCTACTAAGTCCAGTAAACTACCCAAAAAATAAAAAGGCTTCGACAGGAGGTGATACTAACATGGAGTTATCTTACACACAAAACAAATTGCAATTTAACAGACCGTCATTTAAGGACGAACTTAAAGATAAGCTTGGAACAGTTTGCTGTAACTGTGGAAGTAATTTGGATGTAGAGTATCACCATGTAGTGCCTTTGGCATTGGGAGGAACAAACAATATAGGGAACATTGTACCTCTTTGCCATGTTTGCCATCAAATTGCACATGGATCATTAAACATAAGGGTCATAAAAAGAGCGGAGAAAACAGGAAGACCTAAAATGTTGCCGGTATCAAACTATTTAGAAATTTTAGAGGAGTACAAAACTGGAAAGATAGGCAAGAAAGAATGTGAGCAAAAACTAAACATTTCCGGTGGAAATAAGCTGTCGGACAAGTGGTACTACAAAGAATACCTGAGAGACAATCACATCAAGGTTATAAAAAACCGAGTTGATATGCTTAGTATTCCAAAGTGCCAGAAAGTGGATCATTCTGCAGAACCGATTGCAAGAGTGATTTATGATGACGGAAGGGAAGAAAAGTTTTACAGAGAATGTGGATGATTTTCATTTACATAGTTTTAGCATGGATACTGGTTCAATTACATGCTCCTGCATGGGTATATATCCTGTTCATTATCGGAGTATTTTTAAGAGCAGTAGTCACTGGTAGAGATTAAGCGTATGCAGATATTTGGGAAAGAAATAAAAGACGAATGTTCAAAATGCGGTGAAGTCCTGCAATGCGAATTGTTTCTGCAAGGCCACGGAATCAAGAGAAACCGTGAGAACGTTACGGAAATGGTTAGCTGTCAGATGAAGCACCAAAAGAGCAGACTTGATAAAGAGCCTAAAGAAGATTTGCCAGTTAAGGAGAAATGTGAATTGCCGCCGGAGATTAAAGAGATTTACACAGAAGTTTGGAAAATCCATAAAGAGTGCGCTAATCCGAAAACGGATGATGACTGGTCGTATCTTATCCGGCAAGGCAATCTGCTGATTAAAATGCACAACAATAGCCAGTTTGCTAAAGCACTGGTAATGGCAATGATTGATGAAATTGAAGAAAGGAAGAAGAAAAAATGAAAAAGATAATCAGGAAATTCTTAAAAGTATGTTCTTCAACAGCATTACTTACTATTTGCGGAAGTTGTTTTCAGATTGCAAGGGATTCTAGTGCAGATACAATTTCGAGAGTGCTGTGCATTGCGTTCGGACTGATATTTATGATTGCAAATTACTTTGTGTGGGAGGTAGAGTTAACATGATTTTATTCATAATTTTGAAAATCGTGACAACCGCAGTAATGGCGTTTTTCGCAATAGCAAGTGCATTTGATGCTCCTAAACAGAAAAAAGCATCAGACGAAGTTATTTTATTCGCATTTGCAATGTTCCTTGCGTTTGGAATAACTTTTATGTGGGTATAGCCTATGTGGTTACCGGAGATTATGCGAATTATCCCATATCACATCGTTGAATGGGTTAAATTCATAAAGCCATTGTTATTGCCGAATATCCTGTGTTGTGTTGGCATTGGATATGTGTCGGAGAAATCAAGGCATCAAGAGTGTATGCAGCCTGTGTGCGGGAAATGAAAAATGAAATAATGCGTTCGACAACACTAAGTTTTTCAAAGTACCGTGCACAGGCTTGACAATTTTTAAATTAAGCAATATAGGGTGTTTCACGAAAATAATCCGGGAGCAGATGGTCTCTCTCCCGGAGTTTAGGGCTATCGCCAAGCGGTAAGGCACAGCACTTTGACTGCTGCATCCCAGGTCCGAATCCTGGTAGTCCTGTTTCGCAGATGTTTTCTTCTTTCGGTCTTTGCCATCTGCGAATTGTCTTCCATACTTTTCCATTGGAGACACTCCTTTCACCTCATAGCGGAATGCTGTTAAGAGCCGTCGCAAGGCTCGTGAGGGTTTAACCGGTTTATGATAGACCGGTTTTTGCAGAATACCGTTGTTGGTTTAATCTGCATCTGTTTTGTACCATACAACAGTTTAGAAGAGTATGTGGCTCAACAGAGATACTGCACAGCCCTTGCAGACATAAAATGGGTGTATGTGGTGACAGAATAGGTATTGTTAATGTGTAAGGCTTGATAATGGTCGGGCGGTAATACGCTGACAGACGTTCACAGGAATGCAAGCTATGTGAGGTGCAAATCCTCACTCACATACGCATCCGGTCCGCTACCGGATATAGTGTTGGTGGCAGAATCCCACTTGAATCAAAAAAATGCCGTAAGTGTTGCTTGGTGTCCGAGCCTTAAATGTCGGCAGACAGCTTGCGGAAATGTATATTGTGACGTAGCGCAAATGGAGAGAGCAACAGTCTTCTAAGCTGTGGGGTATGGGTTCGAGTCCCTTCGTCACAATGGGTGTTGTTGCAAGTACACTCCGAGTACGCTTATTACAGAAGCATAGGGGATAAATACACCGGTTAATGTTTATCTCATGGGAACTTGATGGAGCCGCTTGCGGCTGACTAAAAAATCCTTGGGTGGGAGATAACCAAGTAAAAAACCTCCCGACTGCAGATATGGTGTAATGGTATCACAGTAGCTTGCTAAGCTATCCAGCAGAAATGCTGTCAAGGTTCAAATCCTTGTATCTGCGTTTATACGAGTGGGAACGCATATTATTTTTCGCAGGGGGATATGCATAATTGTGAGTTGAGATACCTGTTTTAGCAATTAACCATGCTATATTTGCCATGTGTCCGGTTGGTCGAGGGTGCTGTCTTGAAAACAGTCTGGATGTAAAAGGCTTGCAGGTTCAAATCCTGTGTACGGCGTTTATCTTTATTTCCACTTAGCCGGGTACTACTGCAATAGTTCCGGTCGATGGGAGATGTATGGATAGTAGTTGCTCATTATCGGTCAACGAAAAACACTTCTGCGAGTAGAATTTGCAGATTCAAAAGCAGTCGTACATTGTTTGGGTCGGGTGGGTTCAACTCCCACGGCAACTATTCCCTAGCTAAAACGTAAGCCACATATGTTTAGCGAAAACCAAGCCTATGAAGTAGAGAACAGACAAGACTGTGAGATTGTGGATAGTCAGTGACAAGTAGGCGGTGCACATTTGGTTATGGCAAGCGCAAGCCATAAAAGGTTTTACGGTGCGATTCCCATGTATAGCTTCAGTGGTAGAACAGCATCCGCATAGGATGTGTGCCGGCGGTTCGATTCCGTCTGCATGGGTTACGGAGGATATGATATGAAACATATCAAAGAATGTAGCACTTGCGACAGGTGCGGAGCAGAGATAGGGAAAATGCCGGATTTTTTAAATTATTTGATTCCGGTAAAAATGCCAGCACATTTTCGTATGGATTATTTCGAAAAGACAGGTTATATAGCAAATGAACGACTGTTGAGAAACAAAATGCTATCCGCAACCATCGTTGTAATCCATGAACGTAAATCAAAGGAATATGAATTATGCCCTAAGTGCCGGAAAGAGTTTGAAAGGTGGATGAAAAATGAGCATGGCAGCAGTAATTGAGAGAATAGAGCGTGATGCACTACTAATCAGAGAACACAATCCAGAGATCATTGGCAGAATAAAAGATATTCCAGCAGTGATATGTGAACCTGAAAAATATGATATGTACGAACAAATTTTTGATACGGCGTTGGTGGAACATCGTTGCCAGCACTGCAACCGTCTTTTAGGAAAGTTTTTGGGACAGGCTGAAATCAAATGCCCGAAATGTGGGAAAATCAATAGAATCGGGGTGAAATAATTTGTGAATCAAGTAAAGTTGGTGAAATGGCAATATTGCAAAAACCTTAATGATATAAATCAAGCCATTCTGCAAAACGACCAGAATTGGGAAGAATTAAAGAGTGCAGAACAAATTATCAGTATAACATTTGACACAAACCATATGTGTTATGTTGTGTTTTGGACTGTTTAGCATAGCAAATAGAATATTTCCAAGAGCACCAGTCGTAGAGTGCCTACGCAGAGAGCCAAATTTCCAAAATTTTAGGGAAGGAGGCTCTTTTATATTGGCAAGTCAGAGCCTTATATCGGCAGTAAACAGCTATGACAATTACATACAGCGCAAGGGAATTGATGAACAGGTCATTGATGCGTACATACAGGCATTATCGGTTGCATTTCGGTCAGAAAATGATGTTAAGTACGGATTGCAGCAATCAGCAAAAACAAAGTCACTTATTGCAAAATATGTCAGAGAAAAGACAGGCGGAAGAGTTGCTGATTTGGAAGTATACGCAGGGGATAATGATACATCATATAAAATTTTAGATCAATTTTACAATGTTTTAATGTATGAATCAGCGTATCTAGTTGACAGCTTTTTTTATTACATTGAAATTGATGAAAAGGATCCGTGGAAGAGATTTTATTTTCCAAGAAGAAACGTTTTAAAACAAGTAGTAGGAGCATATCAAGAAATTTACGATGGGAAACTGGATTTTCTATCAGTTTCCCAGCCAAAACGTACAGGAAAGACAACCGGAGGATTGAAACTGGCACAAATGATGGGTGGAAGAGATCCAGACGGAAGTATTTTCGGTGTTGGAAAAGGTGAAGGACTGGTAAAGAGGTTTTACGGTGGTCTTTTACAAGGATTTGAGACTGAAAGTACTTATCAGCGGTTTTTAAGTGTTTTTCCGGAAGCTACAAAAATAAGCAAAGATGGATACAAGAGTGCAGAGAATTTGTCCATAGACCTTAAAAGCAAGAATATTTTTCCAACATTTACTTGCCGACCTATTGACGGTGCAATTGTAGGTTGTACGGAAGCAAATGTGCTTGTCTATATTGATGACTGCGTAAAGAACCATGAGGAAGCAAGAAACAGAGACAGGCTAGAGTTCCTATGTGAGAAGGTCACAGATGACGTTTTAGGACGTAGATTAGAGGGTACGCCAATTATTATCCAAGGAACAAAATACAGCTTGTATGACCCTATTACAGCGTTACAGACCAAGGCTGATGAACTGGGATGGAAATGGAGAGAAGTTGCAATTCCGGCACTTGATCCGGTCACGGATGAAAGTAACTGGGAAATTTACCGAAAGGACAAGCGAGGTCTTAGAAAAATATTCACTACGGACTATTACCGGAAAGAAAGAAAACTTGTTTCCGAAGAAACCTGGGCGGCAGAGTTCCAACAAGAGCCATACGAAGCAAAGGGAAGAATGTTCTCTGAAAGTGAGTTAAATTATTTTGAGGAACTTCCAGTTGACAGAGAGCCGGATGCAATCATGGCGGCTTGTGATAGTGCTGACAAGGGAGAAGATAGCTGCGCTATGCCAGTCGGATATGTGTACGGTAACGAGGTATATATCGTTGATGTAGTATTTGATAATGCAGGAACACAGTTCACAAAGCCTGAATGCGCAAATATGCTTATTAAGCACAATGTTAAAACAGTCACTTTTGAGAGCAACAGTGCCGGGGAATATTTTGGTCGTGATGTTATGGACATTGTAAAGTCGCAGGGAGGAAGATGTAGCGCAAGGTTTAAGTTTAACTGTTCCAACAAAATTACGAGAATGGAAAATGCAAGGGATAATGTAATTCGTGATTATTATTTTCGTGATTTCAAGAAAATGGACAGGCAGAGCCAGTACTACAAATTCATGAAGGAATTAACCACTATGACACGTAGCGGAAAAGTAAAACACGATGATGCACCGGATAGCATTGCATTGTTTGAAAATGAGATGCGTAGCGGATACATAAAGCCAACAGTAATTTTGCCAAGCCCTATATAGGAGGTAAATCGAATGGTGACCAAAGAGGTTTTATCTCAATACATAGATTTACAGGAAGAAATCAAAGAAGTACAGCAGAAGATTAAAAAACTTGAATCGGATATCAGAAAAATTGAATCGGATGGGAATGTTGTTGACAGCGTATCAGGTGGATGCGGCGGCACTGAACATTTTCGTATTGAAGGATTCCCTTATCCAGAGTACAGCAGGAAACGGACACTGCTTTATTCCAGAAAAGCTACTTTACAGCTTTTAGAGGACGATTTACTGCAAAAAAATAATGAAGTCGAAGAATTTATTGCAAGCGTTCATGACAGCCGTATAAGACGGATCATCAACTTACGTTTTATTGAAAAATTATCATGGAACAAGGTTGCTGATAGAATCGGTGGTGGAAACACAGAGGATAGCGTAAGAAAAGCATTCGATCGTTATATGGCAAATTAAAACAATACGGAGGTATAAACAATGCAAATTATTAAAGAAATAGTGTTAATTGTGCTGTGCCATTTAGTGGGAGATTATGTATTACAATGTGACTTTATTGCATCAACGAAAGGGAAAAATTGGTATCATTTATTTGTGCACTGTGCATTATACTGCCTTCCTTTTCTAATTGTTTTTGGATGGACATGGCAGTTGCCGATAGTTTTTGCAACACATTTGATTATTGATCCATTAAAAGCGAGATGGAATAAAATTACGTATGCACAAGACCAAGTTTTACATTATTTGGTTGGATTATTATATTTAATCTGAACAAACTTGTCCGATATGTCCGATTTTTCCGTGATACTATTAAGATGAAGAAAGATTCCAAGATATTTTTCATTTCCTCCTCAGATCATGTGAAGACTCCAGAAGTACCGCTCTTATCAGCAAGGGCGGTATTTTTGTGCGCAGAAAAGAGGTATTTATGATTTTTAACCAAAAAATTAGAGTGTACTGTCCTGGATGCGGACGGTTGGTCGGTGAATGTAGTGCAAAATCACACATTGACAAGACATATAAGTGCCGGAATTGCAATAAGATGGTTGTTTACCATACAGAGACCGGAGAACGTGAGATTAAGAAACTCCAAAAAAGAGATCAGAGTAGTGGAATGACATTTATGTAGGTGATAAAAATGCAAACTGGAAGAATTGTACTTTATACGGATGTAGAAGAAATTACATACAAAAATGTCATTGATGTTTTGAGAAATGCCATGACAGACCATAGGGTAAATGCAGCAAGGATTAAATATCTCATGGAGTATGATGAAGGAAATCAACCACTTAAAAGAAAAAAGAAAGTAAGAACAGAAATTGATTGCCATTGCGTAGATAATGTGGCAAATGAGATAACGGAATTTTGGAGTTCATTCGGCTTCGGGAATCCTATTACGTTGGTTCAGACTGGAGATGCAGAAGATAAAGAGATTGCAGAGGGAGTAAAAAACCTTAATAAGCAATACAATCTTGTAAAAATCAAAACAAAAACACAAGAAATTGCAAGACCTATGTTAATAGGTGCTATTTGCAATGTTTTAATCGACGTAAATACAGAATGGAAACCAGGGAAAGCATATTTTACATATGATGTACTTAATCCAATGACTTCATTTGTTATCAAGTCAAGCTATTACGCAGATCGAAGAACAATGCTTGGAGTAACATTCCGGCATGATAAAAACAGCGGAAGTACATACTACACTTGTTACAGTAAAGACAGCAGATACGAAATTAGGGATATGAACAAAAACATCAATGGCGATGCTGTTGAAGATGATGCTAATAAATGGAAACACGAAGAAAGAAGCGGAGAAAAAAATCCTTTAGGAGTTGTCCCTATTGTTGAGTATTTCCGGTCTTATGATCGTATGGGAGTGTGGGAGCGGCAAATTTCCGAAATGGATAATTTGAATCTTATGATTTCGGATTTCTCCAATGATGTTGACCAAAATACACAAGCTATATGGCACACAAATGATGTTGATTTTCCTACTGTTGAGGAAAAAAACGAAGATGGTACAGTTACAGAAAGCGTAAGAAAGCCAAAGTCTGGTGAATGGATGCAAACATATACGGCATCCGATGGAAAAACACCTATTGTAGAAGCACTTGCTGTTAATTATGACTACGAAGGAATGCTTAACAATATACAGGTACGGAGACAAACAATCTTGCAAAAGTGCAATGTACCGCAAAGAAATGATAATTCTGGTGGCAGTACTGGTGTCGCAATGAGTGATGCTACAGGGTGGAGCCATGCAGAAGCAGCGGCATCAAAACAGCAAATGATTATTGATTCGTGCAAAATGGAAGAGGTTGAGGTTGTGTTAGCAGCTATCAATGCATCTTCCTATGTTCCGCAAGATGATCCAATGAGAAAACTTACAATAGCTGATTTAGAGCCAAACATCAAGCGACAAAAGACATACGAAATGTCAACAAAGGTGAATGCAATGGCTACTATGCTCAGTCATGGATTTAGTCTTGAAGATACTACTGATTCCATCCCGTTTTTCGATGATCCAAGCAAGGTATGCAGCAGAAGTGGGGAAGGAGTTCGCAAATACCAAGAAACTATTTATAAAACAAATAGTCAAAATGCTGGAGAAGGTGGAGATGGAGAGAAAGAACCAAATTCTGGAAGGACAATGCAAGACTTGTCAGACCAAATTTCTAACAGCCCTTTAATTGATAAGAGCCGTACAGACAAATAAATATCATGATATCAAGCCATTGGGTTTTCCCAGTGGCTTTTTATATGCCTTACGTCAGAGAAGACGTTAATCGCAAGAACTTAGAGAAAAAGTATAAAGAGCAAGATTAAGAAAGAATGAGGTAAAAATCATGGCAGATGTAACCACACAGACAACAGAAACACAAACAACAGAAGTTAGTGGACAACAGATTGAAAGCAAACAGCCTACTGTTGAAGAACTCATGGCGCAACTTGCTACAGAAAGAGCTGAAAAAGAGAAGTATAAAAACAGATCTGATAAAGCTAGTTCGGAAGCAGCAGAGTACAAGAAACAACTTCGATCGAAGCAGACTGCGGAAGAGCAGGAAGCAGAAGCAAAAGCAGAAGCACAAAGAATTGCGGACGAAGAAAGAGAGTCCATGCGAAAGGAACTTAACCACATTAAGGCAGTAGCTGCCTACAAGGGAGTTTCTGAAAAATCTGTTGAAAAGTTGATTGATGCGGTTTCGGAATCTGACCATACCGCCATTGCAACTATTATTGAAAACGAAAAAAAAGCGGCAGTAGCAGAAGCACAGGCTGAATGGATGCGCACAAGACCAAGAGTGAATATCGGTGGCGGCGAATACTCTGGTATGACCAAAGATCAGATTATGGCAATTCCGGACAGAAATGAGCGCAGACGTGCTATTGCAATGAATCAAGATTTATTTTAGGAGGTATAAACTATGGCAGCAGAAAACAATCTGATTAAGAAAGATGACCTTGCAAGAGCAAGAGAAATTGAATTCGTAAACCTTTTTGGGTATTCCATTAAAAAGTTGGTAGAAGCCCTTGGAGTAACCAGAAAAATCCCTAAGGCAGCAGGAACCATGTTGAAGTCCTACAAGGCAGTAGGAACTCTTCAAGATGGACTGGTTGCAGAAGGAGATACCATTCCTCTTTCTAAATACAAAACTGTACCCGTCAACTATGAAGAGATTACTTTGAAGAAGTGGAGAAAAGCCACTTCCGCAGAAGCCATCATCGAAAAGGGGTACGATCAAGCGGTTGTAATGACTGGCGACGAAATGCTGAAAGATGTGCAGAAGGGAATCCGTAAGAACTTCTTTGATTTTCTTTCTACTGGCACAGGCTCTGCTTCTGGAAAGACTTTCCAAGCTGCACTTGCACAGGCATGGGGACAGTTACAGGTGCTGTTTGAAGATGATGAAATTCAAGCAGTATACTTCATGAATCCGCTGGATGTGGCAGATTATCTGGCAACCGCACAAATCTCTTTACAAAATGCTTTTGGCATGACCTATGTAGAGAACTTCCTTGGACTTGGCACTGTTATCTTTAACAGTTCTGTACCAAAGGGAAGCATCTATGCAACCGCAAAAGATAATATTGTTCTGTACTACATTCCTGTAAACGGTGCGGATCTGGATGAAGCGTTCACTTTTACTTCTGATGCAACCGGATATATTGGAATCCATGAAACGCCGGATTATGACAACATGACCTGTAAGGACACTGTTATTTCTGGCATTGTTCTTTTCGCAGAAAGAATTGACGGCATTGTAGTGTCCACAATTACAGGAGATAACACTCTTGGTACACTGACTGTTACCAGTATTGCAAGCGCCACAGATAATGGTAAAACAAAGATTACTGTAAGCCCTAGCAAAGGCGCAGGTAACTCTTATAAGTACAAGATTGGAGAATCCGCTCAAACTGTAACTTATGGAAAATCTGTACAGACATGGGCTGCATGGGACGGTAGCGAAGAGATTACCGCAGAAACTGGAAAGATTATCACCGTAGTAGAATGCGATGGATCTTACAAGGCAGTTAAGGCTGGCAGCAAGGCAGTAGTAGCAAAGGATGAATAAGAGGTAGCACATGGCAGAATATACGACTTTGGAGCAAGTAAAAATCCGTCTGAAACAATTTCATATTGATTCTGAAAGCTCCGAGGTCGTGTTTGATGAACTTGAAGATAACCCTCTGATTGAGCAACTTATCAGTCAAGCGAAAGCTGACATTGTGGCAAAGAGAATGTACCCGGACAGCTACACGGAACAAAAGATTGCAGAGGACTTGAATCGGTTTGAGAGCGTGATTGTGAACGTGGTTGTGTATGACCATTCACAGGCTGGAGAAAATTTCATGTCAAATTACTCTGAAAACGGTGTGTCGAGAACATGGAGAGACCGTGACAGTCTGTTTGTAGGTGTATTCCCATTTGCCAAAGTGCTGTAAAAGAAGATTGTGCGTGACCATTTTGCTGATGTCGGCAATATGGTTGCAGGCGGCACACTTTAAGGGTGGTGGGCGGTGTGCCAACAATAAGTAACAGGAGATATGAAATGAAAGATTTTTTATTACAGACATACACTATTGTATTGCCTATTTTATTAGGATATATTGTCTGGCTCCTTAAACAACAAAAGAAGGACAGAGATGCAAACAGTAAGGGAACAATGCTTCTTTTGCGTGTTCAACTTATTGAGTATCACGATAAGTACATGAAGTTGGGAGAAATTCCCAGTTATGCGTATGAGAATTTTGTGGAGATGTACAATGCGTATCATGCGTTAGGTGGAAATGGAATGGCTACCAAAATGTACGAGGAAATCAAAGAAATCAGATTGAAGAATGGAGGTAAAGAATAATGGATTTTTCACAAGTAGGAACTTGCGTTGCAATCGTTGTTATCTGCTATCTTGCTGGTATTGGAGCAAAGCTTATTCCGGTTATTAAGGATAATTACATTCCGGTTGTTGTCGGCATTGTCGGTGGCATTCTCGGAGTGGTAGGAATGTATGTGATTCCCGACTTTCCGGCAAATGATGTTCTGAATGCTATTGCGGTCGGCATTGTTTCCGGTTTGGCAAGCACCGGGGTAAATCAGATTTACAAACAGGTGAAGAAAGATGCTTGAAGCAAATAAGCAAAAAATGAAGTATTCCAAACAGGGTGAGAAAGTCACAATCTACGACCGTGACGAAAATGGAAACATTAAGTACATCGAGGTTGATGGTGAAAAGATTCCAGTAGTTTTGAGAGAAGCTATCGGATTTTCTGACCCTGTTCTTTTTTCTGCCAATATCAGCAACAAACTGTCGGAAGTACTGGTAAAGGAATTTGGTATTGATGATTCGAGTTCCTATTGTCAGATTGTTACCGATAAGGGATATTTGCCGATTAAGGCAGGAGATATTGTTTGGAAGAAATCTGATGTGGGGCGAGATAGTGATGGACTGGTTGACGATAAGACAGCGGACTATGTTGTAAAAGGTGTAGCTGATGAAGGACTGACAGCAGATTTGTTCTTGTTGCAGAAGACGGTGAAGTAGGTGATTGACTATGGAAGGTGACAAAGAAAAATTAACTATTCCAAAACTGGAAAATGGAATTTTCACTGAAAAAGGTGTATGGATTCACGGATGTGACTATTCTAAAGAAATGGTAGGGACATATGGGAAAGACAATCAATATCAACCTGTTTGACCAAAAGTCCATACAAGCGGCTGTAAAGGCTCTTAAAGACTATGAAAATAGCTTAGAGTATAAATGTAGGATACTGGCTAAAACTTTGGCAGAAAACGGTGTAGAGATTGCTAGAGTACAGATTGCTGACCTTGATGCTATCTTTAATCAAGAACTTTTACGGAGCATTCATGCAGAGTATGTTGGTTCTGTAAAAGGTGGCGGTGTTTGGGCGGTGGTTGCAGGTACGGATCATGCTCTGTTTGTGGAGTTTGGCACAGGTCAGATGGGGGCAGAAAACCCTTATCCGTATGATTTGCCGGAAGGTCTTACATGGAAATACAACTCCGGTAAAACAATTCGGCAAGCATTACAAGACATTGAAGTGCATGGAAGCACTTATGTGAAAGCCGGAGAATACTACTGGAGTTATATCGGAGATGACAGAAAACTTCATATAACAAAAGGAATGCCTTCAAGACCATTTATGTACCTGACTGCAATAGAAATTCGTGAAATTGTATTACAGACAGCAAAGGTGGTGTTCGGAAATGGCGGTTAATGAATATCAATGGGTATCAGATTTCAAAGTCAAGATTGCATCATACTTAAAAATGAAGATACCGCAGAGCCATCCTAAAGCGTATGTAACGGACAAAAGCAAGGATTTGTCAGAACCCACATTCCCTACGGTTTATTTTCATGCCATGCCGTTCACAGAAACAGGACAAGACCTTGAAGCACGTTCTGTTAATGGAATCACAGCATCATACCAGGTGGATGTGATAACAAACAAGAGTCAGGAAGAAGCTGAAGCTATCATGGCTACGGTTGCAGGACTTTTCAAACGTTTGCGATTTCAGATAACTTCCATGCCGGAGTTTAGCAATACTTCGCAGAACACATTCAGAAGCACAGCACGGTTCAGAAGAAACGTAGATGCTGATGATATATTGTAACTATTGACAGAGCCTACTGGCTCTATTTTTTATGCAAATTTGGAGGTAAATATGGCTACTGGTTTAAAATCGAGAATTGCTTATAAAGAGCCTAATGCTAGTGCCGCAACTGGTGAGTACTGGGCAGGAACTTACAAACTGCTCATGAGAGCAAAAAGTATTCCTTCTCCGTTCGGAAGTCAGAACATGGTGGATACTTCTACACTGGAAGATTTGGTCGAAACACAGGAAATGGGTCGTAGAGCAGCTAACAGTATGGAAGTGCAAGGAGCATTTGAGAAAAAGTACAAGGATGAAATGGTGACAAACGAGGGAAAGAAACTCGATTTCATCATCCTGTATGGAACTGACGGAAAAGGCTCAGAGGGTATTTGCGCATTTATCGGTCAGGAAAGTTTTGCACCGGACGAAGCAACAGACGATCATTTGACTGGAACTGCTACGATTGCACAGGCTACTGTACCGAAGTGGATTGAAGATAATTACACTGTTGCAGTAACAGAGGATGAAAACGGTTATCCCACAGCAATTACACTGACAAAAAAATAGAAAGTCAGTCAGAAAAAAATAACACTGCCGTGGCTGACTTTGATGAAACGGTAGATGAGCTATTGATTTAGCAAAAGAGAGCCGTCTTCGGGCGGCTCCTTTCCAACAAAAGGTTGGGGAAAGGATATGTTTTTATGAAGAAGATTTTAGTTAATGATGTTGAATATACTTTAGAGTTTGGGTTCGGTGCTGTGGAGTGCAAGGATTTGATTCAAAAGATGTTTCTTATGCTTTCCGGTGGCTATGTAGCTAAAAAAGCAAAAAATGTACAGAATCCCACACCAGAAGAAATTGTAGATGGTAGCGGATATATGCTTGCAGAATTTCCTCATGTATGCAAAACGGCTTTTTATGCAGGACTTCTTGAAAACCATGAAGATATTACACCGGATGAATCCAATGCTTTAATGAAAGAATACATGAAAGCAAACGGTCTGTCTTTTGTGAAGTTGTATGGAGAACTGACAGACTGTATGAAAGAAGACGGTTTTTTCGAACTGTCGGGTCTGACGGAAATGATGACGCAGACCAAGGAAGAGATGGAGAAAGAGGACAGCAAGGTAACAAAGATGCCACAGGATCACAAGAAGAAATCGACTGGCACAAAATAATATGGGAAGAATATTTTCCATTTGCTTTTTCCATGGGAATTTCGATAGAAGAGTTCAAACATCTGAATCCTAAGAAATTAGAGTGGTGTTACAAAGGATATAAACTCAAAAAAGAGGAAGAAGATAGGAACTCATGGCAACGGTGGGGATATTATGGAATACCTGCATTAATCTTTGCAATAGACCATTGCTTAAACGGAGACAAAGCAAGAACCACTTATGTTGAGAAACCTATTTCAGAAAAGATAGCACATGATAATGAACCTAAATATAAGGAATCTAACGAAGAAATTGCAATATGGGAAATGAAACAAAGAATTAAAGCATTAAGAGAACAAGGATTACCGGAAAGTCCGGATTAAGGAGAAACAAGCATGAGTTTAACAGGAATTGATGTGTCCGCATACCAGGGGACGATTAACTGGTGGGCGGTAAAACAGAACGGTATTGATTTTGCTATTCTGAAAGTCATCCGTAAGGATTTGAACCCGGACAAGAAGTTTGAAGAGAACTGGAAAGGGTGTAAAGAGCACAATGTCCATGTGCACGGAGTATATGAATACGGATATATTACAACGGTTGCAAAATCACGATCTGATGCAAGAAGAGTGCTTACTATTCTTAATGGCAGAAAAGTGACAGTATATCTTGATGTTGAAGATGCTGTTATGAAAGGTCTTGGCAAAAATATTATTTCTATTATCAATGCTTACGGCAAGGTAATCACCGATGCAGGATTGCAGTTCGGTGTATACACTGGGGAAAGTTTTTATAAGACATACATTAAGCCTTATGGCGGTGTGAGTTATCCTATGTGGATCGCACGGTACGGCAAGAATAACGGCAAGTGCGATGTGAAGTATCAACCGCAAGTACCGAACATGGTAGGCTGGCAGTATACTTCTAAAGGGCGTGTAGGAGGCATTGTAGGAAATGTGGACATGAATGTATGGTACAAGGATTTAGATGCCGTATATGAGGATTCTACAAGCCATAGCAACCCTTATGCAGAGCCGGAAAGACTTCTGTATTACAAGCGTATGGCAATGATGATGAAGGGAAATGATGTCAAGTGGGCGCAGTACGAACTTGTAAGGAAAGGCTTTATGCCGTCTGTAAATGCGAAAGGTAAGACGAACATTGACGGATATTTCGGGAAAACTACTTCTGATGCAGTGAAAGCATTCCAAAAAAGTGTCGGTATCAAAGTGGACGGAAAAATCGGTGCGGTTACAAAGGCATATCTCAAAAAGTGATTTTAGGAGCGGTAGGTGTCACAGCTTACCGCTCTTTTCTTGGAAGTGGTTGACACTTCCTTTTTTTTATTGCGGTAAAGGCGGTGCGGTATGGCAGATATTGATTCTTTGCAGATTAAAATAAAAGCGGATGCAACTAGCGCAAGTAACGCACTGAATAAACTTGCAAATAGCCTTACTAATTTTCAGAAAAGCTTGTCTATTGATACATCCAAACTGACAAGCATTTCCAACAGCATACAGAGTATCGCAAATGCCGCAAATTCCATGAATACGAGTGGCATTAAGAATATCTCCACACTGACAAATTCTATTAACAGAATGGGGAAAATAGATACAAGCGGATTAAGCAGAATTTCATCCGCACTGAAGACTTTTTCTGCTGATATGGCAGGAACCAAAGTAGATGGAGTAGGGGATATTGCAAGCATAGCATCGTCAATTTCAAGACTTGGCGGTGTGGCATCCGGCAGAGCGATTACGAACATTCCTTTACTGGCAAAGAATTTGAAGCAGTTATTCACCACTCTGTCTACCACACCAAACGTAAGCGAGAACATTATCCGCATGACAAACGCACTGGCAGGACTGGCATCTACTGGTGCGGCATCAGGTCGGGCTGCAAACTCTTTAGGCAGAAATCTGAACACTTATACGGCAAGTGCAAAAAGAGCCACGAAGAGCACATTCAGCCTTGCAGCGGCTTTCGGAAAATTCTACGCAACGTATTTCCTTGTTATCCGTGGAATTAAAAGCCTGTGGAAATCCATAGAGGGAACTACGGACTATATTGAAGCATTTAACTACTACACAGTTGCTTTCAATAAAGTCGGCAAGGAATGGGGCAAAGACTTTGAAAAATTCGGTTACGACAATGCAGAGGATTATGCGCAGAGTTTCGGAAATCGTGTAAATGAACTGCTTGGTAAAATGTCCGGTCTGAAAGTAGATGTAGATGGTGGATTGATTTCTGAAAGCGGAATGAAAAACCTGGGATTAAATTTACAGGAGATTACCCAGTATGCTTCACAGCTTGCATCTATCACCAACTCTTTAGGGCAGACCGGAGAAGTCACTACGGCAATTTCAAAGTCTATGACAATGCTTGCCGGAGATATTTCTTCTCTGTTCAACGTAGATTTTAGCACGGTTGCAACTAACTTGCAGTCGGGCTTAATCGGTCAGTCAAGAGCATTGTATAAGTATGGTATTGATATAACAAATGCCACTTTACAGACTTATGCTTACAAATACGGAATTGAAAAAGCTGTCTCCGAAATGTCACAGGCAGAGAAACAGCAGTTGCGCTTGCTGGCAATCTTAGATCAGTCCAAAGTGTCATGGGGAGATTTGGCTAACACAATCAATTCACCCAGCAACATGATTCGCCAGTTCACAAACAACGTGAAAGAAGCTGGCATGGTTCTAGGTCAGTTATTTATTCCAGTATTGCAGAAAGTACTTCCTGTTATCAACGGTGTCGTAATTGCGATTAAGAGACTGCTTGTCAGTGTGGCAAATTTACTGGGAATCAAGATTGACTTTTCGTCATTCGGTCAAGGTGTATCCGGGTACAATGAGGATTTGGAAGATACGGCAGATGCACTGGATAAAGTGGGAACAAGCGCAAAAAATGCTCAAAGCGGAATCAGAGCATTTGATAAATTGAAAGTTATTTCCACACCAAAATCCAGTGGTTCCGGAAGTGGTGCTGGTGGAGCAGGAATTGACCTTACCAAAGAAATCATGGATGCTACTGCCGAGTACGAGAAAGTATGGCAAGAAGCATTTGATAAGATGCAGAACACGGCTATGGGTTGGGCTGATAAGATAGAAAAACTTCTTGAACCTGTGAAAAAGTTGTTCAAGGATTTGTTCAATGGTGATTTTTTTGAAGCAGGACAAGATTTGTCCGGCATTGTAACAGGGATATTTAACTGGATGTCCGATGCTATTGCATCTGTAGACTGGTACCAAATAGGTCAAAACATAGGACAGTTCCTTGCCGGTATTGATTGGACTTCCGTATTTACATCTGTCGGAAATTTTATAGGACAAGCAATTACAGCGGCAATCGACCTGTGGAAAGGAAGTTTTGATGCAGCACCGATTGAAACCACGATTCTGACAGCAATAGGTCTTTTGAAATTTACTGGCTT